CACATAATGAAAGTCGGTTTCCCAAATCTTGTTCGGCACATAATCAACCTTGCCGACCGCAGCACGCCCAGCGATAAAGAACGACTTGCTGGTGTCACCCCAATACGCTTTCTCGATCGCGATAGCAATACGATCTTCTTCCAACATGGAAGATGCGAACAGTTCTTGTGCTTCCTGCACACGGAAATCCACGGTCGCTGCCAACACCGATTCACCGCGACGGCCAGTACGAATGTTCGTAGCCGACTCGCCACCGAACTCGGCAGGGATAGCACCTTCGAGTCGTTCCTGACGTTCCAAACGATCCAACGCCTGCTCGGTCTTATAGCCCGGATTGACCTGCTGAGTACGCAGATCGCCACCCTTGACAACACCCAACAAACCAGACTTGCCGTCAGCCAACTGCACAATCTCCGGGTTCTCACCGGGACGAGCCACCAAATATTCGTCAGGGAAAATGCCTCGCTCAATAGCGATTTCGGTGAGAGCCTGCAACCGGGCGCGCGTGTAATACATACCGAGCAAACCGTCAAACTGACCGTGCGGGCGGTTCAGGGTGATGCGCTGCGGAATAACCGCCAACGGCATACCAGTCCGGTTCGGGATGCGTTCCAGTTCAACAGCATCCGCACCCGACCGTTCAAACGGGGTCAACGACGGATCGTCCTGCTGACCCAACACACCCAACACCAACTCATGCTCATCGACATACTCGATGAGTGTGAACATGGTGTCGTACTCAACTTTGCCGACACGCAACCGGCCATCAACCAAAGCCCCATAATTCTGAATCAGCCACGAAAACGGCTTCCGATACGTGAAAATACAATCGTACGGAACCGGATTCTCCATGTCATCAGACGGACAAGGGAACGTGTCCAACGGGTTACGGATATGCCACTTCGGAGTCAACGTCTTGAAATCCGGCTTCAACACCACCGGACTGTTCGAGTAGGCGAGCAGATGGCGGGCGCGGCGACGCAACTTCATGTTCATCCGGTTCTGATCCCAGATACTCAACATCGCCTTCTTACGGGTAGCCGCCGAATCCTTCGACCGTTCCGACCCTTCCTTCAACGCCGGAAAAAACGGGGTCGGCATCGTCGACGAAACACGCATCGACATCTGATCCAAACCCTGAACAAGCAAGTTCGCCACCGACGACTTGGCGTTTCGGTCAAGCTCTGAGAGTGGGATCACTACGTCGCCGTCGGCAAGTTCCCTGACCTGTTGCATCTGCTGGTGAACGGGGCCGAGGTTCTGTCGGCGGGTTTTATATATCGCGACGATTTCCTCAATGGAACGCACTCAGACTCCTTAGGGCAAACTTACCCCTAAGGATAACAGAAGTGACCTGCTAAAAGGAAAGATACCGATGCGCTTCGAGTAGCCGATCGGGGTTGTCTCTGAATTTGCCAAGAGCTGTGTTGCACGCGAAGCATAGCAGGCCCCGGATTTTTCCTGTTTTGTGGCAATGATCTACTGCCAGCAAACTGAGGTGGCCGCCTCGTGTGATGTGTCTTTCTGGTTCTTTGCAGATAGCGCACACGCCGTTTTGTGCGGCGGCTAGTTGGTCGTATTCGGCTTGGGTGATGTTGTACTTGCGTCGGTAATGCTTTCGACGGTTCCAAATTCGCGCCATCTCTGGGTTCTTTTTTTGGTATTCAGTCGAGACGATGACTGCGCATTGTTTGCACCATGCCGACAGGTTTCGTGTTCCGTCTTTCCGTACATACGATGACGGCCCGAACTGTGATTCTTCTTTTTCTACTTTGCACCTAGAACAAGTTTTCATAGAGTCCTAGTGTATCACCTTTTGTTAGAGCCACGACGGTCGCCACATTCGGGGTGGCAGTTTCGGTTCCGTCAACTTCGGTGCGTGCAACAACGTGAACCAGAGAGCCATCGCCAAGTCGGTTCCCCGCTTCTTATCTTTCGTCCACGTCGAAAGTTCCTCCACCAGAGCGAGGGTTTTCCAGTTTGCGGTCAAAGTTGGGAGGCGAAGCGACCCTGATCGGACAACCGGAGGGATCAACGCTTCCAAACCGAGGTTCTCATCCAGTTTGTTGCGGCTGGTCGTATGCGGAATGACCATCACCTCACGGGATGCTTGCCAGCGACGCACAAAATCGTGTGCCAATAAGAACCTTTGGGCAGCGTTGATCTCAACAATGATGTGCGACACCGGATATCCCATCGTGTCGGCCCGCTGCACCCAATCTTCAAGAATTCCGGTGTACCTGCCGGTGGACAGGTCAAAGCCGAGTAGTTCTTCGGCGGTTAGTTTGACTCGTTCCAAGTCCACAACGTGATACAAACCGAGATCGGGTTGGACAACAGTCCAGATCACACCCCAAAAGTTCGCTGGTGACGGGTCAACCGAAATGATTGACACCCACGGTTGCCGTAGCAGGGGTGGCAGGTAGCCGGGTTGCCGGTCACGATCAATGCACCCCGTATAAAACACGCCGTCCGAGCCTGCGCCACCCGTCAACATGACCCGCTCAACCAGCTGATAGTCGGTATCAATATCTTCCTGCTGGTACACAACCCGAAATTTGGTTGGTTGGTTGTGTTTGATGAACGACAAGTCTTTCCACGGGAGACGCACCGGATCAAGAAGTGGGCCTTCCGGCCACGCTTTCGACCCCTTTGACCGTGACTTCGGGCCGGAATCCAACTCGTCGTAATACGCCCGATAGGTGATGTGATGATACTTCTGCTTTTTTACCGGGTCACGCAGTTGTTCCTCCACGGTCGCATCCTCACCGGATGCTTCACCCCAATCCTCAATGTCATCGTAGGTGACCTTGTTGAGACAATGGGCGTACAGGTCGCCGGGGCCAAGCCGCTGACCGATCACCGCCACCAAACCACCCGGATCGCAACGAGCCTCAGCCATCGAATCCCACCGTTCCAACAGGCGGTCACGCGCAACAGACTCCTTCGAATTCTCCGGTGACGCTACGTCGTCAAACAAACAGAGATCGGCACGATGACCAATGAACTCCGAATCAATACCGTACGCCGACACGGTGGGTTCCTTATTGTCCAACCCGCCAAACCCCATCTGCTCAACAATGAACTCCTCCGCACGCCACAACGAACCCGAAGCGGTTGGTTTGAACCTGCCGTAATCCTGCGCCAAACAACCCTCAGCATCAACCGCCAACCCCTTACGCACCAACTCCGGATCAACGATCAACCGCGTGGGCCGTTCAAGAGTTTCGCGGATACGACGCGAATACATTTTCGCCAACGTCTGCGAAATCGAGCCGTACAGCACACGAATACCACGGTTACGAACAATGCACCACACCGCAACATCGTGAAACAGGGTGGACTTGCCTGCACCCGGAGGACAGTTCAAAACAAGAAACTCTTTCTCCTCCGACTCCAAATATTGAACGATCCGATACGCAGCCTCAACCTGCCACGGTGACGGCACACGCCCTAGATAAACACGTCGAAAATAATCGAAATCATCCCAACCACGTTTCGCACGTTCCGACAACCGCTCATACGGAATAACAGGCGGCAGTTCTGCGATCTCGTCAAGGTTTGCACGCAACTTGTCTAACGACTTGCCGGAACGGTTCGCTTTATGGCTCGCAGTTTGCTCCGCGAAATCGGCGGCTTTCAACTCGACTTCAAGTTTGCGGCGTTTCGCATCCCACTTTTGGCCGGTGTTGTAATGAATCCCGGCGATCTTGCACGCTTCGGTGATCGAGATACCGGCAGCGCGAGCTTCCCAAAAACGAATTTTATCTTCGTTCGGTACGAACCGTCTGCCTGAGTTTTGGTTACCTGTCATGGTGTTCCCATTGTAAAGTGAAACGCCCGCCCCATGCTTGGCATCGGACGGGCGTTTCGGTGTGGGGGAAAGTGACGGGCCGGAGAAGAACAACAGCCCGTCAAAATCAGAATAGCACCTTGCACACCAGAACACAAGGTGGTAGATTGAAACCGTAGCGGGAAGCAAGGAACAGAGATGAGCGCAGAAGCATCGAGCTTCGTATGGCGATACTCGCCGTACACCGGAACCAAATTTGCGATCCACCTCGCCATCGGTGACGTAGTGAACGACACCAACGACAACCTGTTCTGGATGGCCACCCGAACCCTCGCCCAGAAAACCCGGTCAAACCGGCGAACCGTCCAACGAGTCATCGACGAAATGGTTGCTGACGGATACCTAGAAGCCGTCAAAGCCGCCACCCAACACCGCCCAGCCGTCTATCGGTTTATCCACAAGACCAGCCCGATGATCTGGGGTGACGAGTCCAGAGGCGACATTTCGTCCCTCAGGGGCGACATTTCGTCCCCCAGAGGCGGTCACAGACCGCCCGAACTAAATATAACTAAACATGAACCCAAACCTTCTTCATCATCTGACGATGATGGATTCAACAAGTTCTGGGCCGAATACCCCCGCAAAGTAGGAAAAGGCACCGCCCGGAGAGCATGGAAAACCGCGATCAAAAAAACCGATCTGGACACCATCCTCGAAGCCACCCTCACCTACCGGCTTAGCTGCTCCAAAGAAACCCAATACATTGCGCACCCGGCAACATGGTTGAACGGTGAACGATGGGCCGACAACCAAGAATCCTTGCACACTACAAACAAACCTGATCTTCCGGTTTGGGTGCCGTGCGGAACCTGTCAGAACGGGTGGATTGAAACAAACGACAACCGGCTAGCCCCCTGCCCCTGCACCAAAGGACAACCATGAACCCTCGCACCGACACCCTCCACAAAGCCGAACAACTCATCAACGGAGACCGCAACAACCAATACGGCCCACCCACCCAAGACTTCACCCGCACCGCCCAACTCTGGGCCGCATACCTCGAACACCCCATCCACCCACACGACGTAGCCGCCCTCATGTGCCTCCTCAAACTCTCCCGGATCGCATGGCAACCCGAAAAACACGACTCATGGATCGACCTCGCCGGATACGCCGCCTGCGGCTACGAAACCACCCTACAATCCTGACCATGAGCTGGAACGAACAAGACGCAACCATCATCGAACTACAAACCGCACTCATGCGCTACCAAGCAATCATCGACGAACTCAAAGACGAAAACGATGATCTCATCGACCAGTTAGCTGACAACGACGAACGCATCTACGAACTCGAATCCCACCCCCACCGCTACCATCGGCTCGCCGCCACCCTCGGAATCATCGCCCTCATCCAAACCATCAACCTCCTCATCTGCCTCCTATGAAATGGGCCGGAGACAACATCATTGATCACATGCTCGACACCATCCGCGACTGGAAAACCCAATCCCAACAATGGGAACAAACCGCCAAACAACTAGCCGACAGCCTCAAAACCGAACCCTGCACCCCCAAACAACAAGAAGCCCTCACCAACTACACCCGCCAAACCCGCCGCAAATACCGTAACAAAAAATAGGCCATTTGGCCTACCCCGATCACAGCTCCCAACTGCTACAATCAATACCACAACCGATCAGAAACGCAACACAGCGTACCCTCGTTGCACAGGGCGGGCTTCACACACGGAAACGTGGGTAGACCCCCCATGCCCCAGACGGCCCAAACCAACGGCACACAGGCAATAAGCGGGGGAGCAGGCAAGCGCAAGCACCACCAACAAACAAGACATGAGCCGTGTCACAAAACAAAGGCCGGGAATCCGACAGAGGCAACCGGATGGGTGGCATAACAACTCTTTATCTTCCCTCCCCCCAGAGTGGTTCGCGCCACACCCACGCAGCACACCAAACAAAACCACACACACCGATCACAAGTAATATCTACCTCCCCGGCGCGGGCGCGTCGGCAGACCCCCGGTCGAGGCTGGCAGCCGGACGAGTCGAGGGTCGAATAGTTGCAGAGTGCAAGCGTCCTGACATAAGGGACATTATGGGCGTGGCTACCCTCCCCCTAAAGCCCCCACCATTCGGCAACAGACCACCACCCGGCGCGCTGGCCGGACACGCTGTCGACCACCAGCTCACACCATCAGCAGCACATGGGCCCGAACCATCCGACCCTGTGTGTTTCGGGAGAGCGTCGCGCCTATCTGGTGGGTGTGGTGTGTTGGTTGGTGGTTGCCGGGTTGGTGTTGGTTGTTGACTTGTTGGGTGTGGGTGGTAGTTTGTGGGTGTGGTGGTCGTGGGGATCGCCCAAGAGTCAAGGAGAGTGGAAATGGGTGAGTTGGTGGCTAAGTGTCAGTCGTGTGGGTCGACTGAGTATCTGTATGAGGTTCAGCCTGTTGGGTGGCTTCCTCAGTTCATGTGTGAGGACTGTCGCCATAACGAGGGTGTGGATGTGTTGGCGTTGTTGGATGATGCGACGGGTCGTGTGTGGGAGTCGTGGCATACGGGTGGCAACTGTTACGCGTTGAGTGTTCAGAGTGTTGATAGGGCTGGTGACTATGTGATGGTGACTGGTGAGGATGTGTTGTCGCGTTTTGGTGATCTGTGTGATTTCGGGAGTGCTGTGAAGGTTGGGTATTACCCTGATGAGGATTCGTGTGAGGCGCAGTTTTTGGTGGTTCGTGAGTTTGGTCGTCGTGTGACTGTTGGTGATGTGGTGCAGGTGGTCGCTGACGCGTTTGATGAGTGGGGGATCAAGCGTTCCTGAGTGTTGGTGGCTTCGTCCTAGTGGACTTGTCAGGGTGCGATTCCTTGACGAAGCGCGAGGCTTTCGCTCTGCCTTCAAATGGGCGAGATGGGAAATGATGATGGAAGCAGAGTCAACAAAAATCGAATTTGTGGAGTGTTCGTGTCCTATTGAGGATTGGGTACATGGGTGGGATGATGATTCGTTGTTGGGTGACTACTACTACTGTGGTCATTGTGGTGAACTGACTCAGGTTGGTTGATTGTTGGTGACCTGTCCCTAGTGGGCTTGTGCGAGTGCGATCCTCGCAACAGGTGCTAGGTGAGTCGTCGCGACCTACAACAGCGACGAGATGGGAAAGGGAACATGGCTAGGGAAGTGATGGAAAGTGGTCGGGCGGTGATTCGGTGTAGGTATCTTGGCCCGACTGACCGGCGATCCAGCCGGGTGAAAGTGAATCGATTTGATCCTCCGTCGCTTGGGCGCGATCCGAATACGATCATTGTTGCTTGGGATTACGCGCTCAATCCCATTGAGAATTTTCGGGTTGCTGTCGCAAAGTATGTTGAGCGCGCAGGGTGGACGGGTTCATGGTTGGTTTCGTCTGTTCCTGATGGTGCGGTCGCTGTGTGTGTCCCTGACACCCATGTGGTTTCGCTGTCTGATAAGTGCGAGGCATACCAGATCATTGATGAATGTGAGATGCTTTACCTGTTGACTGGTTCGGTGAAGTGATGACTGCACATGATGTCGTGTGGGGCGTGATCGTTGCGCTCATCGTGTTCGGTGGTGGGTTGGAATGGTTCCTCTCGCGGATGGGCGAGAAGGATCAGCCTGATCAATGGTCGGACGAAATGACCGAAGACGAAATGGCAGACGCATACGATCGCTACAAAACGATCGACTGATGCGTAGCCGTTTTCGGCGGGTTCCTTTTGTGGGGCGGGTCATCCGATATGGTTGGCCCGCCCCACCACTATTACCGCCACCCGTCCGGTACATAGTGAAACATCCGCGACTAGCGACCTATTGGCGCGACCCTTACGGGCGGTATTCTCGCGCTGGTGACCCACGATCGGATTGGTCTGCGGATCGTCGGCGCGCTTATCGATTCGCAACCGAAACGCAAGCCCGCGCGACTCTTGATAGTTGCCGGGTGGAAGGCGTAATAGTTGTTGATCAGTCAGGGTAGCAACGCTGCCAACTGACATATGACTGCTGGAATCAGGCCCGCCCTACCTATGGGGCGGGCCTATTTCGTCATGACGAAATGCTGACCTTGATCATTACCGGGCTTCGCCCTGACCGAGCGCGTCGCTGGTTTTCGTCGTCGTCGATTGCGCTGCCGATCAGCTGGAGCAGGTCTTGGAGTCCGGCCCGCCATTCGTCGGTGAACGGGATCAGCCGGCCGTCAAGGTCTGGCGGGTCGTTCTCGCGCTCAATCCCGTTGCCTGTTGCTGTCTCGCGAGCAATCCCACTTGATGCGCGTGTGTTGCGGGCGATCCTGACGCGGGGTCGTAGTCCGTCGCGTTGGTTGGGTGTGAGGCCGCCGAAGATGCCGTATGCGTCTTGGTCTGCGGGGAAGCTGAGTGCGTAGCGTAGGCATTCTTGTTTGACGGGGCAGGGTGGGGTTGTTTCTCTGCCGATGGGTTTCCCTTTGGGGTCGTGGGTGTCGTAGGTGCCGCCGTTGCAGTAGTGGAGTGCGGTTTTGGTGGTGGCTGAGTCGCCTTTTTCTGCGAAGAATAGGTCGGTGGCTAGTCCTCGGCAGGCTGCTTCGAGGTGCCATGTTTTGTTGGTGGTCATTGGAGGAGGTCTTTCAGTTGTGTTGCGATCCAGTATGCGACGGGTGTTGCGACTCCGTTGCCGCACATTTTGTAGCGGGTGCTGTCGCTGTTGGTTTTGCCGTCTGCCCGGTGGAGGGTGTGGTTGTCGGGCCAGCCCATGAGTCGTTCACATTCGAGCGGGGTGAGTCGGCGTACGACGGTTTCGTTTTCGTCAGGTACGTCAGCGATAAACATTTGTGCGTGATGCGATTGGGGTGATGGTTGTAGCGCGTTCAAAGCTAGTGATACCTCTGTTTCGGTTGCGGAGAATGTGTTGGCTTTTGCATCTTCACGGATGCTGTATGCGGCGATCATGGGCGTGTTGTTCCCTCCGGTTCCCATCCGTGACAGCAAGGATGGGGTGATGTCGTGGTAGATGCGGGGCGGTTCACCGACACGTTGCGCGGTGAAGATAAGTACAGTTGCGCGAGTGTCGTTGCCGTTATCAAACGCGTTCAATGTCGGTGACACCCCCCCCTGCATCCATGTTTCGTAGTCATCGGTGTTCTGCGCTCGACGGCTCTTCACGAACCATGACTGCCATTCCATTCCCGTTCGCTCTCAATGTCGGTGTGTGTGTGTGTGACGGCTGAGGGTCAAGCCCTTGTGTATGACTGAACGCAATCGGTTGTGTTGGTTCCACGATCAAATCGGTCGCTGCTTTATGGTCACGGGCCGCGATAGTTGACGCTATGTCTGTTTCGTCGTATTTGTCTGACCGTTGGCGACCGAATCCAATGCTTTCTGCAAGAGTTCTGGGAGTGTTTTCCCGCGACGATTCGCCCTTCTTAGGATTCCTTCGGCGGCCTTTGCCGACAGCGAGTATTTCTCCATCCCCGACTCGTTCGATGATTGCAGGATCAAAGACAGAGATGAGGAACACTCGTCTACGCCGTTGGGGGACTCCGAAGAACTGTGCATCCAACACGTTCCACCATTGGCCCAATGCCCCGATGTTTCCCAACGCTTCAAGGACGGCTTGGAAGTCGTCGCCTTTGTTGCTGCTGAGTGCGCCGGGGACGTTCTCCCAGATGGTGATTCGGGGAAAAACTCCTGCTGTTGCATCTCTCATCTCCTTGATGATTCGTACCGCTTCGTAGAACATGGATGATCGGTTGCCGTCTAATCCGGTTCGTTTCCCGGCTACGGATAGGTCTTGGCATGGTGAGCCGAAGGTGAGTACATCGACGGGTGGTAGGTCTGCGCCGTTCACGTCGCATACATCATGCCAGCGTGGGACTTCGGGCCAATGGTGGGCGAGTACCTGTTGGCAATGTTTGTCCCATTCCACTTGGAAGCGAGGCTGGTAGCCAGCTTGGTCGAACGCTAGGTCGAAGCCGCCAACTCCGGTGAAGAGTGAGCCGTGGGTTAGTGTCGGCGTGTTATCCATAGTGTCCATACGATTCCGAGGGTGTAGAGGATGACAGCGGTGGTTACGATCGCGTCAGTCACGGTCTAGTTCTTTGTCAAAGGCGTGCCATGCGGCTAGCCATGCCGGGTTTGTTGGTGGTTGGTTGCCGCGTAGTTCGTCGATCTGTTCTTCGGCTGCACCGACGAGACGGCTGGCGAGGTTGAGGATGCGGGTGATGTCGGCTCGTAGGGCTTCAATCTCGTCAGCGGCTTGGGCGAACATTTCATAGTCACACCCTTTTGCTAGATTGCCGTACTCCCACTCTTGCCGTAGTCGGGTCACGATGTCGTCAACCGTTTTGTCCTTACCGAGATTGACGTTCATATTTACTGAAATCTCGTCACTCATCGCGCTTCCATTTCGTTTGTGATGTTGAACTGAACTGGCCGTCAATGACCATCCCAACGGGGTGGAGGAATGAACCAAGACGCGCAATCTCTGCCCGTAGCCGTTCAATCTCGTCAGCGGCGGCAAGTACTGCTCGCCCGTACACCGACTCATCGGGGAATGTCCCGTAGTACATGAGTTCACGGAGCAGGGTCACAATGTCGTCACTCACGGCTGGTTCTCCGCGAGCATCATCATCAGAAACCGCAAATCAATCTCCGCGTTCTCAATCTCGACACGCAGTAAACGGATGAGTTCTTCGGCCTCATCCATCATCTCAAACAAGGTTGGTTGCTTCGGAAGATTCGATGCGTCTTTGCCGAAAAACATTCTCGGATAGTTCCCCACTAGATTTCCTTTCAGGTTCGCCACGGCGACCAGCCGTCACGGTTACGGTATGCGCTGTACGTCCAAATGTAAAGAGCTGCCCGTAGGTTTGTTTCCGGGTTATAGAGTTCTTCGCAGGTGGTGAGTACGCCTTGATCTTGTAGCCAGCCGTTAGCGGTGTAGCGGGTGGGTTTGCACCAGAAGTGGTTGATTTGGGTGAGGCCGGTTGAACCGCCGTTGGGGTCGCTTCCGTTCAACGCATCGGGTTGGCATCGGGATTCACGGAACATGATCTTGGACAATCGTTCCCATTGTTCGACCGGCCAGCCAACCCGGATGGCGGTGTCATACCATTCGGCACACGGAGTGTCCGGCGGAGTGGTTGGTGGGGTGGTGACTGTCTGCTGATAGTCGGCTCGGAGAGGCACGTATACGGTCGCAGGAGGCTCGCTGACGTGGGCGGTGGTGTCTTGTACCACCCGATCCGTAGCGGGCGGCTGAGCATATGTGTCGATACAGCCTGCGAGAAGCAGGCAAGCAATAAAGCGTTTCATAGTGGCCTTTCGGTCAGTAGCCAGCGGCTTTCAGCAGGGCTACAAGTTGGGCGAGGGACAAGATCGCATACTGCTCAGCGGGATCACCGTAGCCGCGTCGTTTCGCAACCAGAATCCCGATATCGGCAGCAGCGTTCTTACGTTCTTCCTCGGTTTCACTCAACCATTCTGAGATGGCGAGCGTCTTATGGTTCTTACATTCCCATACCAGCGGGCCTGTCCCGGTGATGTCACCCTTATCGAACGTGCCGTGTAACGCACGTCGTTCGGCGTACGGGAAGCCGTGTTCTTTCAGCCAGCCGACGATGGCTGTCTCAAAGCTCGTTCCCTTCTGACGTTGTTTGCTCACGTGGCTCCAAGCGTATTCGACGTAACCGTTGAGTGCGACACGAATGATCTGGTATCGCACTCAACAGTACGTGGGTAGTTATGGTCAGCCCGCATGATGGGCAATACCAGTTTACACGATGAGGGTTAGAACGCTTCTTCGTCATCGAATGTGGAACCGGGAAATGCCTGCTTGACAGCATCGTTAGTGTCGGTGCGTCGATACTTGACAGATACGGCGATCTCGTCTGCGACAAGCTGAACGCTGCGTCCTTTCGTGCCGTCCTTCTTGTCGTAGTCCTCGACTTGGAAGCGTCCGACGACGATCAGCCGGTCACCTTTGCTGATGTGTTCGGCTACTGCTTCGGCCTGCTTGTCGAATACGACTACATCGTACCAAGAGGTTTTCTTCTGTTCGTCTTTGCCGCGTGTGTCTGCGAGTGAGAACTTCAATACGGCAAGTCCTGCGCTGGTGTAACGCAGTCCGTCGGGTTGCCGTCCGACGTTACCCATGACAACTGTGTGGTTCATTGTGATTCTCCTTTGAGTTTCAGGAAGTTGAATGATTTGCGAAGAACGCCCATGTGTTCGCTGGTGAGTGGTTCACGTAGGTTGATGCCAGCGTGGTCGGCTACCGCATCGTGATCCAAGTTGGCGGCGGCACACGCTGACAGGAACTTGTCGAGTTGTTCTTTGCTGATCGGTGTCGCGACAACGGTTTGAGTTTTGGCGACAACTTTGCGGGCCGGTGCGGAGGGTGTGGGTGTGGCACCCAAATCTTCCCATTCGGCTTTCGACCACAAGCTCAGGCTGATTCCGAAACGCATCGCAGCGTTACGCAGAAAGTCCGATGCGAGTTCCTTGTACAAGTCAGGCTTGTTTGCTTGACAGGTGGCGACACCTAGCAGGGTTTTGCCGCAGACGGTGAGGGTTCCCCACATGGTTGCGACACCGTTCGCCACATGAACCTTCGGCATCCCGGTCGTTTCGTCCCACGCGACGGGCGACCATGACCACAACGGATCAACCTCGATGAGGATGCGGGTGATGTCAGCGTGACCTACGAAGTCAAGGGTGATGCCACCCTTCGGTAGTTTGCCGACAATCTTCGGGTCAGGTACTGCATAGTCTTTCAAGACTTTCAGTAGTGCTTCTCTCTGTTCCATTACTTTTCCCCTTTGATACGCAGCACACGGAACGTGCTGATCTTCGTGAACTCATCGTACAAATCAGGATGAGCTTTCTGCAAACCCTTCCCATCGAACGACGACCTTTTCTGCTGCTTCCACGTGACAGCAACCTGCCCGTCAATCAGGCCGGTATCACCGTCACCGATCAACGTAGCGATCTTACCTTTCAAATCATCCTCAATCTCAGCGAGCTGTTTCTTCTGCTCCTGAACATCACGTAACTCGCGCAACAACTGGGCGTGGGCGGTGATGTCCACCTGCTTGTCGGATGCTTCCGGGTACACCAACGCCACATCATCATACGAAGCAGGCCACTCCGGGTTCGGTGTTCCCAAGTTCACCCAGAACAAGAACTCTTGTACCGCTCCGAGATGGGCGTGACGTTCTTCTTCGGTGATCTGCTGCACAAACAACTGCAACTGCAACGTCGAATCAAAGATCGCCCACGTGATTTCGTGGATGTGCGGGCCGACACAAATCGCCTGCTGTACTCCTTGCCACCGCCAATACGGGGGTAGCACACCGTCCCATACACCGTTGAATGTTTTGACTTCAACGATCATTTGCGGGTTGCTGTTCTCGTAACCATGCTCGTCAACAAAGTCAAGTGTGGCGATCATCGGATGGTTGCTGTGATCCAGCCAGTACATATACGACGGTTGAACCAGTCGGACACCGAGCAGGTCGCTGGCCCATTGACCGATAATCGGTTCGAGCCGGTTGCCACGATCCATCGCAGCGGTCGTCTCCGTACGTTCCGGTTCGTCAGCGATCTTCTCTGCGAACAACTGGTGCATCGTTTTGAAACGGTGAACACCATGAACCGCTGCCGCATCCGACGCTGAGATAACCGGACGGCCTTCCGGGTCACGATGACGGATACGTAACCATTCGTCAGACCCATGCTGAGGTTTATAGATAAGGGACATCAAGCTTCCTCTCTCTGTTTGCTTTCCCACGGACGATACTAAGGGGGTGTGGCAGGGTTTGTCAATCCCTAAGTTCTGTATTCCAGTTGATCGGCATATACGTCGATAGGGAGTAGCAGGCCACAATGTTTTCCCACGGAATATGGTTCAGATCGGAGACCACATCCGGGCTGTCAGCGGTGTTCATGACGGTTCCGGCGATGGTGAGATAGCCGTCTTTGCAGTCCGGCACCACCCATCCAACAGTCAACGGCAAACACGGTTCGGGGTCGTAGTCGGAGAGGTACGTCCAGCCGGGTTCTCCGGTGTGCGCATCACGCCATTGGACGATCACCATCGGCCACGTCGAGTCGCTGTCGTCGTACACTTCGGCGTTCGGGTTTCGTGGTGGCCCCGGTTTCTTCGCACGCTTCGCATCGTCGCCATGTTCGCTCGATGAACTCACCACAAACCTCGCACTCTGACCACTTGTTGCTCACACATACAGTCTACCTCGCCAGTAGGCACGCCCAGAGTGAATCGGAATCTGCTCATACCAGAACTCGCCGTCCCCCGGCTGGTAGGTGACCACCGCCAAACCTTGCTGCCAATCTTCGGTTATCGGTAGCGGTCGCCCTTCCAAGTCGAGGCCGCCTTTCGTAGACGGAACGCTCCCATCACATCGCGCCAAAGTGCCGGGGCTAGCAGCCAAGATCGTTTTCGCCCCATCAAAATCTTCGCGTGACCGTTCAGCCCATTCGCGCCGATGGATGTGTCCGTAAACAACCGACGTTTTGCTGTTCGCCAAATACTTGTGAGCTGTACTGCCACCCGACGCAACCTTGTCGCCGTGAATGACACGCAACCGTTCGTTGATCCAATGCGACCCTGCCGGATATCCCGGCTTGTAGTCAATCTGTGCTTCATCCATTCGACAGAGGAACGGTATAGATAGTACGGGTAGAGAGTCCGGTGCAAGACCGCGTTTGATACCGAACGCCGCTTTGAGATTGTCGAGGGTGGCGTTGCTGATTCGTTCTTCATGGTTACCTGCGATCCATGTGATGCGACTGTTAGGTGCGAGGGCGCGTAACCGGAAGCACAGTTCGGTGGCCCGGTCAATAGATGCTTGGGTGGTTTGAGCGAACGCTGGTGAGAGCCGGTATTTGCCGAACTCGGGTGCGTCAAGGTTGTCGCCCACCAACACAATCTGATCGGGCTGTAATGCGACGATGATGCTTTCCGCTATCGAGATTGCCTGCTCATCATGTGTCGGTTCCAACGCACCGTCAGCGGCACGGTAATAGCCGATCTGCATATCAGGCAGAATGACCGCGGTTTCCATGCCCTCGGGTTTCGGTAGCCCCTTGCTGGGACGGCACGTCACCTTCACGGGTGGGCCTTGCCGTACCGGATCGAACTGCGGGCCGGTTTCCCATGCGGGCGAGAACTGCAACCCGATCAGGTCATGCACCTCAGCTTCGCCGTCATCGTTCTTCGTCAAACTTTGATACAACGAAACACGGTTGATCTTGCCAACCTCATCGACACTAATACCCTGCCGATCTAACAGGTCAGCGATCTTGCCGAGCATCACCTTCCGGTCGACCGGCGCAGCAGACAGTTCGTTAGCGAGACTCACAACGACACACCCCCCGCAAATGATCGTTGATGGTTTGCCTGCCGATACGCACCCCGTTCTTGCGAAGCGCACCATGCAACCATGCAATCGTGACACCACCCGAAGTACCCATACGCACGTTGGTTGGTGTCGCCAATATTTCTGTGGTCACACCATCCAACGCTGCACGATCTGATTCATTCAGCTCGTCGCGCATACGCCCAAACGGACATAGTTCAGGTGCGGTCTTTATGACGATGAGATCGTCGGCCAGTCCCATAACTCTCCAATCTAGCAATGATGGCGGCGAGTCTGTCGCCATCTGCTGTCCCACGTGGCATCACCCTCGATAGGTAATGCCTGATTTCAGGGAGTAGTTGAACGAGATCGTCTGGCAATGTCAAGCACCTTCAATAAAAACGCCCTGTATGCAGGGGTTTAGTCGTTGTGGGTGTGCCAATCTATATGAGAATCGATGCGTCCGTCAAGGCGATCAACCTTGTTCTCGATACGGTTCAAGACCCGCTGGTTCTCACCATGTTGTTCGGTGTTGCGACGGTCAAAGCGGGTGAGGAACCACATGACCGGCCCGCCAATCAAAGCGACCACAACTGGCACCCACACCGTTTCCACGGTTATTCGTCGTCGTCCGACTTCTTGCTACCCAACGCGCTACCAGCCGCTAGACCGGTCAACGCACCCGTAATACCGGCAGCCAACGGCGACAGAATCTCAAACATTTTCACGTCAGCTTCGGCCATCTTCTCCGGCTGATACACGAAAATCAGGGAGTACAGGAGGCTTCCTACAATGAATAGGAGTACCCCGGCGAGGGTGAGGATCAGCGCAGCACGGGTGCGTGCGGCGATCTCATCGGCGGTCAACCGCTTACGGTTGCGAGGCTGTTTGGCAGGCTGCGGTTTCGTTGTTTGGGTCATCGCAAGGGTTCCTATATCGATCAGAGCAGGCTGCCAGTAGTGTACCCAAAGATACTGCTACAACCAGCAGAGCTTGGATTCGTACAGACGTTTTCACTTTACAAGTATAGTCTACTTGTCGGGGTCGTCTGACCCGCGGTCGGCTATCCCATCCAGCACAAACAGAATGATGGAGATAACAGCTAGCCAGATGCCGAGGGTGCGGGTCGTCCCGGACAGGGTGATCAAGACGAGCATCAGTCCGGCTGCCATAACCCCAGCCTGCAAGAAGGTGCGATATTTGTTCATGGGCGTTTCTTTCGAGGGATCGGGCCGGGAAGGGCGGTGGATACGGCGACTGTTGCGGCAACCATTGTACGCCTTTGAGCAACGGTGATCGTTGAACCGGCTGGCACATAGTTGTCATACCCGCCTGCAAACACGTTCACTTCGGATTCGAACTGTTGTTTCTGTTCGTCGGTCGCATTGTTGGGTGGTGCGATAGGGGTGTCAGAAGGGGTCGGTGATGTTGTTGTGGTGGGTGCAGTTGTGACAGTTGGGGTCACAGTCCCACGGGCAGTTGTCGCAACCGCAGTTTCGGTTGGCGCATCGGTCGTTGGTGCAACCGTTGTCAGGGGGCTTGTTGTCGCCGGGAGGGTTGTGGCTAGCAGCGTTGTTGTCGGCGGAACCGTCGTCGTCGGTGGCAAGGTTGTTGAGGTAGTCGATGAGGTCGTCGATGTTGTTGAACTTGATGAACTGGTTGTTTTGGGTGTGGTGTCGGGGGGTGAGGGGATTGTTGTTGGCGGCCATGTTTCCTCCGGTTGGGTGGTGGTGGTTTCGGGTTCGGTGGCAGGCGGGTCTGTCGCAGGCGGGTCTGTTGCTGGCGGGTCGGTTTCGGGAGGGTCGGTAGCCGGAGAGTCGGTGGCTGGGGCTTCGCTAGTGGTGGTGGTTTCCGGCTCCGTAGTTGTGGTCGTAGAGCTGGTCGTCGTCGTAGTCGAGGTAGTGGTGGTTGTTTCGACAGGGGTGCCGTTCACCTCCACCTCATACGACACCCCATACCATGCGTCAGGATTACCGCAACACACCCCAGCCCGCAACCGATACGAACCGGCCTGCACCGGCACACTCAACCACGAATCCAAACCAAACCAGTCATCATTCGCGGCGACCACACCACCGGCTTCGTCATACAACCACAACATCGAATCAATACCGTTGTTGATCGCGTACGCCCGAACCTCCAACACAGTCGGCTCATCAAACGTAAACCAATAGTCAGTCGGGCCAACCACCGGCAGGCGACCTGACGCAGACGCGTTACCAGCAGCAAGCAAAAAAATGCCGAGAAACGGCACGATGCGCCACAGGCGCGTCACTTAGAAGCGAAAGCCTTACTGATCGCATCCAAGATTTCCTTGAACGCAGCATCCACTTTCGCCGGATCGTCAGCCATAGCGGGTGCGATCTCATAGTGAACCCACCCGGCACCGGGCGAACCGATCGTCGGCTTGTCGTACACTTTCCATGCGGCACGATCACATCGCCAACCGGCACCATGCTTACCGGGCTTGACACGGTTGCCGTAATCATGAATTTCTTCGATCATCAACTTCTCGTTGTTGGCTTCAAGGAAGTTGATTGCGTCAACGATCTGCTTGTCGTTGCCACCTAGATCGCAGGCCCGCCATGTTGCGTGAACGGACAGCCCGCTACCGCCTCGTACGGGACGGTTGGCGTAGATGCCGAGGTTCTTCATGCCGAACAGGAACACCATGTATTCCTGAAACTTCTTTGTGCCGGGTCGAGCGGAGGGTGTCGGGTCGCTGTTACCTGTATACGGGCGGCTCATGCTGGGTTCTCTTTCTGATGATCTGGATAATGAATGTTGCCTTCTTCCAAAGAAGCCACAATTGCTGATGCCCACAGGTGAGCGTTTTCGCTGGTGTCCCATGGGCCGGGGCGATCGACCTCAATGCCGTTGATGGTGACGATCACATGGTTGTCGGGGGTGACGGTTGCGAGGTAGGTGTTCATCGGATGCTCGGTGTTCCGGACGAATGACATACGCCCAACTGACCCTGTGGGCTTCTAGCGGACCATGTAATGCCGTCTGTAGATGTTTGGCCGGGTAGCACCATTCGGCCAGCGTCGTCTGACGCTGTGTAAGAGAACATCACCCCGCTGGTTGCCGCGGCTGCCCGGTTTGTCCATGTGGTGCCGTTAGCCGAGGATTGGACATCGAAAGATAGTGTGCCGTCGTAGCAGGCCGCCGCCGCCACCGTGCTGTTACAGGTGACTCGGAATCCTCCGGCCGCTGAGATGTTGATAGCGGATGTTCGAGCAGTCCATGTAAGTCCGTCGGTACTTGAGGCGAGAGCGTTAGTGGTTCCGGCGTCTGATCCGGCGATCCAGATGGATTGACCTTTGAAGTAGATCATTCCGCCAACGTTCGTCAGCGTTGAGGTGCGTGATGTCCAAGTGCCGGTTGGGTCGGTCGCTGTATACATGGTTCCAGTGGCAGTTGCGATAATCCACAGTCCGTTACCCCATGAAACTCGGGTGACGTTGCCGGTAATGCCAGTCGTCTTTTGGGTCCATGTTGTGCCGTCGGTCGAGTATGCGACCTTGGCATTGTCGCCGACAGCGACCCAATAACCGTTGCCGTAGGCAACCTCGGAGATGGTGTCTCCAGCATTGAAACTGCTCGTGCGTTGCGTCCAAGTGATGCCATCGGGTGACGAGGCCAACTTGCCTGATGCTCCGACGGCGACATAAAGACTTGTTCCGTTTGAAGCAACGCTGACGATATTCGTCGAACCGAAAGACGAGGTTCTACTAGTCCAACTACCGTCAGCAAACGTCGTTGATGTTGAGGTATACAGTTCGCCGTTACTACCGGCGCTGACCCACTGATAGGGCAGAGCTTTTTTCCTTCCAGTCAAAGTGCTGAGAGCAGAAGCATTAGCACGCGTAGCAATAAGCGGCATCAGTTATCTCACTTGAACTGAGTCTGCGAAGCAAACACCGTGAATGTGGCCGACGCAGTTTTGACAATCGTAAACGTATACAAATCAATCGACGAAGCATTGCCCGCAGTCGGCGCAGAACCGCCCGACCATTTCGGAGTAACCGACGAACCATCAACCTGAAACGCCGATGCGTAATACGCCGTCGTACCCTGAGTCACCGCAAACGCAACCGTAATCGAATCATTCGTCGCCAACGTATCATTCAACGTCGTACCGCTGTTGCCACGGAAGTTGAACGTCCAGTTCGCTGACGCGTTACTGGTGTAATACCACGCTGACGCGGTAAGAACATCCATGTTCACGGTGCCGGTCGCAGCGGTGGCCGACACATTCCATGTTTCCTCAGTCTCCACCAACACCGCACCCGAAATGCTAGGAGAAGTCAACGTCTTATTCGTCAACGTGTCCGTCGTCGCCCGACCAACAAGAGTGTCCGTTGAAGTCGGCAACGTCAATGTTCCTGTGTTGCTGATCGTCGAAATCACCGGGCTGGTCAACGTCTTATTGGTGAGGGTGTCGGTGGTGGCGCGGCCAACCAGCGTGTCAGTAGAAGTCGGCAGGGTAAGAGTGCCGGTATTGCTGATAGACGAAATGATCGGGCTGGTCAAATTCAAACCAGCAAGAGTGGCCGACCATTTGATGCCGTTCGTCTGAGCAGAATCAGCAACCAGAACCGCATTGTTAGAACCGACCCCGGTACGGGCATAATCCGTACCCGTATGCGTCAGAAGATCGCCCTTCGTGGTCAAGGTCGAAGCAACAGCGTTCGCCTCATCCGCATCAACCGCCGTAAACACCGGATAAATAGTCGCCCCAGAAGCATGAGCCGCAGCCGTCGTACCATCCACCCCACGCGTCACAACATCCAACGTCGTCGAAGTAGACGTAGACCGAGTAACCAGAATCTTCTCCTCCGAAGCTGTCCCCGGAGAAACCACCACATAAAACGGCTTAGCCGCATCATACGGCCAACCCGTATACGCCGCGATAGTCGTACTCGTACCATTAGAAGCCAAAGCCCCCGTGATAGTGGTAGCCGCAGCACCACCGGCATATGTCCTGCGTGTGTAAGCCATCGCTATCCTTTATTCAATCGATCTTGCCGTAACAATTGCCGTACCCTGCCACTCCCAACCGCTGTTGAGAGCTTCCATCGGTACCCATTCTACATTCTCCACGATCACTTCAAAGGAGTCGTGACCTTCCTGATAGGAGACCACCTCCGAATCCTGTACGAGTGACTCCAAGAAGGTGCGTTCGTCAATCACATCTTGGTAGTACTCGCGTCCTCGGACGTTCAGTTTGTTGTGCAGGATGATCGGGATGGAAAACACGCGAGCGCGGGTGGGGGCGGCGTATGCGCGTGCCTGCCAACGGGTGACGGTCGGGCCGGTCGTTGTCGCTGACGCTGATCGAGCCAACACAAGTTTGACTGCCACATCGGAGAACCCGACCTGCTCACACGGAACAGTCTTGTCGGTGGTACCCGCGACTTGCATGGCAGTCTGGGCGGTGTACCCCGACGAATCATGGTTCAAATAGGGGGTGACCGTACCGGCCAACGGGAGGGTGCGGAGATCAAAACGGGGGAGGAACTTGCGGTCGGGAACACCCCAACGATATGTGCCAGCCTCGATATAGCCCTCAGCACACAAGTCAGAAGATTCCGCATACAACCCTTGACCGGAAACCGAGAACACTCGGCCTCCCTGCCAGTTGGCGACACCCAACACGTCACCCTGAGTGGAAGCCATCAGATCGGAGGCATAGGCGGGTTCGTTTACGCCATTCAACTCGGAGATGTCCATACGACCCAAACCAGTAGAGGTGCCATCAAAATTTGACCAGCCGTACCAGATGTACCGGCCATCACCAGAGGCGGCATACACCGAGGTGGTGGTTTCCAAAATTGGGCCGACCAACAGGTTGCCATCAGTATCTGAGGTGCAGAACCGGATGCCCTTACTGGTGCCGATAACGATGTACGACAGGTAGCCGTACAGGGCGTGGATTATTTCACCTTGGGGTAGTTCGGCGGCCTGCACAGGAACATCAAGAGAGGTTCCGTCAGCCTTGATTTGGGTGCGGTAGATCAGCGAGATGCCACCCGCGTAGCCGCCAACATAGATGTGCTGTTGACCGCCCGCCGCCCCAACCCAGTTGAACGTGGTGTTCGGATGCGTGTACAGGACAGCCGGGTTGTTACCAGACTGCGTAATGTTCCACAGTTTGTAACTATCGGTGCTTGTGTAACCGAAAGCCATCAAACGGCCTTTGACGTACTGCAACTGGTTCCATTCGTGGCCGGTCGCATACGACGCTGCAGCCGACGTACTCGTATCAGTCTTGTAAATACCGTTCCCTGAGAACGAAATCCACACATTGAACCCGTCAGTTGTCAACCCGTTGATTGTCGCAGCCGGAGTACCCGTCACCGTCGTGTAACTCGACAAGTCTGTGGTGTACTTCAACGTCTGACCATCCGACAAATACAAGCGACCGTCGGCAACACAAATACGAACATTCGCGTTAGACGAGTTGTACACCTTGCTGGTCGTTGGAAGAAGTTTCAGTTCGCCTTTTGTCCACGGATCAACACCCTTACTCGCCCAAAACCGGTAATCCTGTGCGTCGCCAGTATCCGCATACTGCTGACCAGAACCCTTATGCCATGAGGCCTGCGCACGTCGCCACAACCCCTGAGGGCTGATCGCCGCTTCACCCGGCAACGCCGACTGATCAACCGAATCACGAACACGCGGCTCAAACGCACGACCAAACCGACCGGACTTCACATCCACCATGTATGCGTGACCAGCCAACGCGATCGGAAACACATCAGGGACAAGCGACGTAGAACCCTTACCCGTATAGTAGGAGGGGCCACCCGTATAGGGTGTCGTGAAATCAATCAGGCCGGTGACAGCCATCCGCTACTTCCTGATACGAAGCGGATATTGACGTGCAAGACGAGCAGCCTCAGCAGTCACACGATCTCGACGCAACCGCAACAGGTTCGTCACCGAGTTCCCCATCGCACCAGCAGGCACCTCATCAGCACGACGAGTGTCACCTTGCGACTCAATAAAGTTACGCTTCACCTCACGACCGGCAAGCAGTCTGATCTGCGCACCCAACACCAACAAATCTTCCAGCTCGGCACCAGCACCAACCGACGTGCCAGTAGTGGCTTCGCTCGTAAACGAACCATACGGAGCCTTATACAGGACACGTACCGTGCCGGAACGCACATCATCATCGAACGCCAACACGAACCCCGACGCGAAATCGGTGGTGGGCATATTGCGCATGAACCGCACATTCCGAATGATCGGATAATCGTCACTCAAATAGCGCAGGCGTGCCTCATAGAAATCGATCACGTCGGTAACACCAGTCAGGTTCACCATACGATCCGACCCGTTATACGACAGGTCAACCGTTTTCATCTGATACAGGCCGTTCACCGGGGATGACAGGTCTGCCAGTTCCGCGTTCAACGCTGTCAACACCATGCTCCGAGGGAACTTCGGGTTGACTGTGACCACCGCGCCGGACGTGTGAGACGCTGCGCTTGTTCCTCCGTATCCACGTTCGACGGTCAAAGTTTTGCTGGTCTGCGTTGCGTCCCAAATGTAAAACAGTTCCGAATCAATTTCGCATACGGTTTGTGCGCGAAGGCTACCTAGATCATAGGCGAGGCTAATCGTTGTGTCTGACGTGTTGAGAGACGCAGCAGTTTTGTTGCGTTCTTCAACGGTGCCAGCCAACAACGGTTGGATAACCCGATCGATAAGGTTGCCTGCGGTGGTCACTTAGCGGGCTTCTTCGGCTTCTTGCTAGGGGAACCGGGGGTGGTGATAACACCGGGGGGTGTCGGCTTCTTCGGGCCGATCGGCATAGGAGTCGGAGGCTTCGGCTTACCTTGCTTCTTCATCATTCCTTTTCTCCTGAACTCTTATCAGTATCCATGATCTTCGAAAGAACACCCGTACGATCCGGCGCACCGTACTCAGCCATACACGTTTCCTCAGACTCACCCTTTTCATGGGCGGGGCCTTCGGCGTGCTTCTTCATATATTTGCCACCGTACTGCATCACTTCCTCTTTCTCTTAGCGCGTTGCTGTTCAGACAAAGCGATAGCGACAGCCTGCTTACGAGACTTCACAACCGGCCCACCCTTACCAGAATGCAAAGTGCCAGCCTTGAACTCGCTCATCACCTTCTCAACCTTATTTTTCTTTTTCACTTGTTCCTCCCAGCCCAAGCGTTATCAATCAGATTTGGATACGGACGACCAGCCCGCTTCGCACGAGCTTGAGCAGCTTTCTTCTGAGCCGGACTCAAAGGCGACGACTTCTTATTCGGATTCGGCTGATCCCAAAACGCTTTCTTCACCATGCTCGACAACTCCAATACCGAGCCGAAGTTTTAGGGCCGGGATTATCGCAGTTATGACGCGCCCGAAAATTAGCGCGGCGACCCGGCTGATCCTTCTTGATTGTCATATTCGGATCACCAAACATGACCCGTTTCACCTGCTCACCAGCCGACACATACACGACAGACTTCTTGCGGCCATACCCCGGTTCGCCCTTACGGATAGGGCGAGGCGAATTCAACGCCACATTTTTCCCTTGATAGACAGCCATACGGGAAAGTATACCCCACAAGCAGGTCAAAGTTCGGTGACCAACCCGCACTCAAACAGATGCATCAACGTCGAAATCGGTACGTAAACCTCTTGATCTTTGACGAGTCGCAGATGGTATTGGCCAACATCGCAGACCGCACTCCTGAGTGCGCGAACCCGTACCTTCCTGCCGCCAGCGTCCAGCCAATCTCCTTGTGGGACGATCCCTCCGGGCGGGAACACTTCTAACAGTTGGCGGGCAGACCTATCCCACGTCCAATCAAGGGTGGCTTCGAACCGCATCTGTCGTTCCCATAGTGGGGGGCGACCTTTTCCGTATGCGTCACGCATCGCGTCCACGAGCTGATCATGTTTCGGAACGCACCAGTCACCTATCTCCTGAAAGTATTGGAGGGACGCTTTGCCCCAATCCCAATCCAACTGGTAGTCGAACAGGTTGGAGAACATGAGGTGGCCGGTGTGGGCGGGGGCGATCACCCGGTTACCGAGCGCGACGTTTTGGAGGGGGATCATGCCGAACCCCTCACCGCGGGTGGCGGAAACGAAACAGTCAGCAGACGCATAGAACCGGCGTTCATCTTCCACCGTCATCGTCTGTTTGATCACATGAATATTTGGGCCGAACTCATATGACTTCGGGTCGTCCAACAGGTCGGGGGTGCATTTGATGTAGAGGTCAGCGTCGGGCAGGTTCAGGTCACGGAACGCTTGAATGATCTGTCCGATACCTTTCCGTTTCCACCCTGACCCGCCCGTAACAAACCGAAACCGAGCGTTGTCTGGCATCTCGATAGGTGACCAGTCGTCATGGTTGATGCCCAACGGAACAACCGAAATGTTCTCGTGATATGGGGCGAACAGTTCGGCGTTATGGTCACACGGAACAATCACCTTGTCGAACATACGAATCGTGCGGGTGTATCGTTCCGGCACTTTCGTTGTTTCCCACATGGTGAGACAAGCGGTGCGTTGACCGTCATACCAGCCTTTCACCATGTCCGGAGGAACCGCATACACGGCAGAACCAGCCCGTTCATGCCACACCACATACTTCGATAACGCTTCCCGAAGGCACAAGATCATACGTCCGTAGCCGACGTGAGGTATCTCAACCCCAAACAGATGATAGTTGTTCACACGTGGCCGGACTCAACTTGGAATTCGGTTTTGGCGCGAGCCTCCACTTTGGCGGCACCATCAATCTTCTTCGGTTGCAACCCGTCGTTCCGCAGGCGTTTGTATGCGGCCATGTCTTTATCCCAACGGCGTTCCGTTTCGTTGATCTGATGCGACCTGTTCTTACGGTTCGGCATCGCATCCGACGACACCGCAACGTGAGCGATCTTGCAACCGAAACAACCATCAACATCAAGGTTTGGGTGGGTTTCCCTATGTTTCACGTGATGTAACTCCCATATCCGGCTGCGGTCAGATCAGCGGCTTCGTCGCTCGTGATGTCGTACACGTGACCGCCATAGTAGGTGGTGGCAACCAACGTCATATCGGCTGGCTCGTTCTCAGTATACGTGCCGTCCAACAAGCGGAACACGTTACGCCCGCGAGGTAGCGATCCGTAGTGGCGTAACAGATTGTATGAGCGTCGAACTTGTGGGGTGCGCGGAATATCAACATCAAAATCGGAAAGCGCATGAAAGTTGTCGGTGGGTGGTTGAAAGGTGGGCATCATGTCACCGTATATCCTGCTGCCACAAGGTCAGCTTTTTCTTCTGCGGAAACGAAATGTTGATGCCCGCCATAATAAACCTTGTTGACGAGCGCAGGGTCAAGCGGGTCGGTGTTGGTGTAGGTGCCGTCGTTCAACCGGAAGATATTGCGGGCGCGACTGCCACGTTCCAGTTTGCCGAGGAACCATGCTGACGGGGCAGGGTCAGCGTATTCGGCCCACGGGAACTGGTCGTCGGCGGGCGGTCGGAACACAAACGACTTGACCCATGTCGCATTGCTTTGCGTACCTTGCCCGGTGCCGGTGGCGGTGGCAGTAAACCGGCGTGACCCGACAGCCGACGATGTTCCTTCACCTGTGCCGGTGGCGGTAACCAGAACAATCCGCAACCCGGTCGCCGCACTCGTACCAGCCCCGCTACCAGAAGCGTCTCTAAAC